GAAAAATATAGAGACCATGATTTAGGTGGAACATACAAAGGTTGCCGGGAATGCCATATTGATCCAGATTGGCTTCTCGTTTATGAAACAAGAGATGATGTACTTGTTCTTCTTTTGTATCGTTTGGGCAGCCATTCCCAATTATTTTAGCAGCATGAGTAATATCGCGGACGCATGTACCTGCTTAACGTGTGATATACTAATAGCCTAAAAGTGTAAGAGAAGCCTTCGAGGGAGCAATCCTTTGAAGGCTTTTGCTATGTCTGGAAATGAGAACTTTGCCATGGAAACCAAAGAAACCGTGCGCCTACCCCGGCTGCAGGGAGCTGACCGTGAACCGGTACTGCGAACAGCACCAAAAATTAATGGACAAACGTTATGACACGTACGAGCGCAGCCCTGTCAGCAAGAAACGATACGGCAGAGCGTGGAAGCGCATCCGGGACCGCTATATCGGAAAGCATCCCCTGTGTGAGATGTGCCTGAAGAACCACAAGACCACACCGGCAACGGAGGTGCACCATATCCGTCCCCTCTCCCGCAGCGGCACTCATGACGAGGATAACCTTATGTCGCTGTGCAAGCCGTGCCACTCGAAGATAACCGCTGAGATGGACGACCGCTGGCATCATGCCAAAAAGGAATACCACTACGAATGACTACGCTCTGCCAGGAGGGGCGGTCCAAATCTCTGGCGCGCCAAAATGCTAGACCGGTGCTGGGGTCACACGCACAAAAACTGCGGTTCAAACAGGGGATTTACCGCATGAGAAAGGAGTTGAACAGCTATGGCCAAGGACGGAACCAATCGCGGCGGCAGACGGATCCGCGCCGGAGATAAGCCGGAGGCGCTGGCAGATAAAATTGACAAGGGAAAAGCAGCCACCATTATCGACCTGCCGACGCCTGCCTTAGAAGGTGCCGAGTTAAACGATGCCGCAGATCTCACCGGCGAGGATATGCCGAATCCCAGTGACTATTTGTCGGCCCGGCAGCGGGACGGCAAGCCGCTCGGTGCAGATGACCTGTTTCGCCAGACCTGGCAATGGCTGAAGGACCACGGCTGCGAACGGCTCGTCAATCCCCGGCTGCTGGAAGCCTATGCCCAGGCATTCGCCCGGTATATCCAGTGCGAAGAAGCCATCAGCACCTATGGACTGCTCGGCAAGCACCCCACGACCGGCGGTGCGATTACCAGTCCATTTGTGCAGATGAGCCAGTCATTCCAGAAGCAGGCGAACCTGCTCTGGTATGAGATTTTCGATATCGTCAAGCAGAACTGTACCACAGCATTTGTAGGAAGTCCGCAGGATACGATGATGGAACACCTGTTGCAGGCACGGAAAGGAAAATAATTATGGAATTGATCAAAAAGAACATACAAGACCTTATCCCGGCAGCCTATAATCCGAGAAAGGATTTGCAGCCGGGCGATCCGGAATACGAAAAGCTGAAACGCTCGCTGGACGAGTTCGGCTACGTCGAACCGGTTATCTGGAACAAGCGCACCGGCAACGTGGTCGGCGGGCACCAGCGCCTGAAGGTGCTCCAGCAGGAGGGCATCTCGGAAATTGACTGCGTCGTCATCGACATGGACACCGAAAAGGAAAAAGCCCTAAACATCGCCCTTAATAAAATCAGCGGCGATTGGGATACGGATAAATTAGCGCTGCTCATTACCGACCTGCAGGGCAGCGACTTTGATGTATCGCTTACCGGGTTTGATCCGGCGGAACTGGACGACCTGTTCAAGGACGATATAAAGAATGGTGTACATGAGGATGACTTTGATGTGGATGCCGAACTCAAAAAGCCGGTATTTTCCAAGGCAGGTGATATGTGGCAGTTGGGAATCCATCGCCTGCTCTGCGGCGACAGCACCCAGCCGGAAACATACCAGCGATTGCTGCAGGGAACACCGGTCAATCTGGTGGTCACCGATCCGCCATATAATGTCAACTACGAAGGCCGGGCCGGAAAAATCAAGAATGACCATCTGCAGGACGACAAATTCTACCAATTCTTATATGATGCGTTCACCTGCATGCACACCGTCATGGCAGACGATGCCAGTATCTATGTTTTCCACGCCGACACCGAGGGACTTAACTTCAGGAAAGCCTTCTCGGATGCCGGTTTTTATTTGTCCGGCTGCTGCATCTGGAAGAAGCAGTCGCTGGTGCTGGGACGCTCTCCCTACCAGTGGCAGCACGAGCCGGTGCTTTATGGTTGGAAGAAGAAAGGAAAGCACGAATGGTACACCGGACGGAAGGAATCCACTATATGGGAGTTTGACAAGCCTAGGAAAAATGCGGACTATCCAACGATGAAGCCGATCCCGCTGTTGGCTTATCCTATTTTAAATTCCAGTATGACCGGCTGCACCGTGCTGGATCCATTTGGCGGCAGCGGCTCAACGCTGCTGGCCTGCGAACAGACGAAGCGACGCTGCTATATGGTGGAGCTGGATGAAAAGTTCTGTGATGTGATCGTGAAACGTTACATTGAGCAGGTCGGCTCGGACGAACGGGTAACCGTGACACGGAACGGGAAAACGTATACCTATACTGAAATGGAGGCAACATAATGCGTGTATTTATCAACCCCGGGCATGACCGGGAACAGGACATCGGCGCGGTGAACCCAAACACCGGACTGCGGGAATGTGATGTGGCTGCTACGATTGGCAGTCTCGTCCAAACATATTTGGAGACGGCAGGCTGCGAGGTGCAGCTCCTGCAAAGTGATAATCTGGCTGGGGAAACACCGGATCTGCCCTGTGTGGTGGATACAGCAAATACATGGCCTGCTGATGTATTCGTCAGTTTGCATTGCAATGCCGACAGCGGCTGCGCCAGCGGTACAGAAACGCTTATCTATGCCAACAACAGCGGTTCGTCACCGCAGCTTGCCGCCTGCATTCAGTCGCAGATTGTGCAGAGCCTCGGCACAGTGGATCGTGGTCTGAAGGAACGGCCCAACCTCATCGTGCTGAAGGACACCACGATGCCCGCCGTTCTGGTGGAAACAGCTTTTATTGATAATGACAATGATGCCGCGCTGCTTACGAATAACGCGGATGATTTTGCTCGGGCCATTGCCCGCGGCATAACAGATTTTGAAGGGAGATACTAACAATGGATATTGAAACGATTAAAAATGAAATTAAGGAACATATTTTGGATTCGGTGCAGGAGGATGCCAAGAACGCCACTATTTCCTGGCTCCATACAACGGTGCTTCCGGCAGTAAAGGAAGTAGCAGATGCCTACACAGTAGCCTTGCAGGAATCCGCTGGCAAGGAAACCGGCTGGAACAAATTCCGCGACCAGTGCTTTCTGCCGACGCTGATTGACAGCGGTCTGTGGCTGACCGGAAAGTTGCTCGGTAAAATGGTGGTAGTACAAGAATAGTACGTGTAATTTGTGGTATAAACCCCTTGCTATAGTTGCCGGTTAGAGTGATATATGTACATGACAAAAAATGAAAGGGGTTTACTACCATGAAAATACTATACCATGCACAAGGAAAAACACGCAAGGAACTGGCCAATGCCATCAGCACTATTACCGGAGCCGCCAAAGTGTATAAGGGAATTCCCAGCTATGCCTACGAGATTGATTGCTTTACAGTCGACCGCGACGGCAACCTTAATTTTGATGACGGTACAGAAACTAAGGATTTGCTCGAGAAACTCGATGGCATGGGATTCCATGCAGAACCAACCGAGCCAATAGGAAAAGAACCTGACGATTCGGCATCTAAGCAGGAGAATATAGACGACTTGGTGATTGCCATGCCGCGCTCTTTCTTCACCGATACGGCACTGGAAAATCTCAAGAAACTGATTCAGGCCAAGAGCAATCTCATGTTAAAAGTTTTCCAAACTGATGTGCTGTGTATGCAGGTAACAGAGGATAAAGTGTTATTCCCCTGGTTCACCGGCTGCCCGGATGCCGATACGGTCAAAGCCTGCACCCATTTCATTACGGCGCTCTGCCATCTGGCAAAGAAGCAGAAACGGGTGCTGGCAACGGAGCACCCATCCACCAACGAGAAATACGACTTCCGCTGCTTTCTGCTTCGCCTTGGCTTTATCGGTACGAAATACAAGGACGAACGGAAGC